GTGATATAGAAGTCTTGAAGCGTTTATCAAAGGCTTATGTAAAATTATACATTAAACAACAAGAAGTTTTACTTGACCTAAAATGGCAAAACCCTCCTCAAGACAAGAATTAATTGACTATTGTCTACGCAAACTAGGTCATCCTGTCCTTGAAGTCAACGTTGCCCAAGAGCAAATTGAGGATCTTGTCGATGATGCCCTGCAGTTCTTTCAGGAACGGCATTTTGATGGTGTGATTCAAACCTATCTAAAATATCAAGTTACCCAAGAGGATATCGACCGTGCTCGCGGGCGGGCTGGCATATCAACTGAATCTGTGGTTGGGCCGGATAAAACATATAATTATCAAGAAAATGCAAACTATATTAGAGTACCTGAGCACGTAATTGGTATTAATAAAGTTCTTCAATTTGAAGGTAATAATACCATTTCTGGTAGCATGTTTAACATTAAATATCAATTATTCTTGAATGATATTTATTATTGGGGTTCTATGGAACTGCTAACCTATACAATGGTAAAACGCTATCTAGAAGATATTGATTTTATTCTGAACACTAAAAAGCAAATTCGCTTCAATAAAAGAGATGATAAACTATATCTTGATGTTGACTGGGCAAGTTTAAGTCCTGGTCAATTCTTAATTATTGATTGTTGGCGAGCCATTGATCCGAATGAAATGAGCAAGGTATGGAATGACTCTTTCATTAAGCAATACTTGACCGCTCTCATTAAGAGACAATGGGGACTTAATCTTAGTGCCAAATTTCGTGGAATGAAGCTTCCAGGTGGAGTTGAAATTGATGGAAGACCATTATACGAAGATGCCCAAAGGGAAATTGATGTCATCATGGAAAAGATGTCGAGCACATATGAACTTCCTGTTCTAGATGAAATCGGATAATACACATGTTAAATCAATTCTTTCTTCAGGGGTCCAAAGGCGAGCAAGGTCTACTACAGGATTTAATCAATGAATCCTTGAAGATTTATGGTATTGATGTATATTATCTACCTAGACAATATGTAACAAAAAAGAAAATAATTAGAGAAGTCATTGAGTCTGAATTTAAGTTTGCATTTCCGATTGAGGCATATGTAGAAACTTTTGATGGTTATGAAGGAGCCGGAACGTTATTGACCAAATTTGGAATTCAGCCATATACAGACCTTACAATTACAATATCAAAAGAAAGATACGAAAATTACATATCTCCATTAATTCGTTTTATACCTAACATTGAATTACCAACCAGACCCAAAGAAGGTGACCTGATTTATTTCCCACTCGGAGATAGATTATTTGAGATAAAATTTGTAGAGCACGAAGTTCCATTCTATCAATTACAGAAAACTTATGTTTATGTAATGAAATGTGAACTATTCAGATATCAAGACGAGACTATTTCTACTGGCATTGACTTCATTGACAACAATGTTGAGGATATTGGATTTATTCAGGCTCTGACCATGATCGGGGCAGGTTCCACTGCATCCGCCATTACATCTGTTGTTAATGGTGGTGTTAGGTATGTTGAGATTACCAATAGAGGACTTGGATATAAAACTCCACCCACTGTTGTATTTTCTCCTCCTGGTGGAAATGGAATTGTGGCAACTGGTATTGCCAGTATGATCGGTGGAATTGTTGATTTATGTGACCCAGATTCTACCTCATATCGAGTTCAGTCTATCAATATTACAAATCCCGGAGCCGGATACACAATTCCACCAACAGTTGCATTTTATGGTGGGGGTGGTAAAGGAGCCGAGGCAACTGCAGTTATTGGCAGCGGAATTATAGGCATCGTGACTGTTACTAATAGGGGCTCTGGTTATGTCGATATTCCTATTATATCTTTTTCTGGTATTTCCTCTGTTTCTGCCCAGGCCCGAGCAGTTCTATTAAATGGTTCCATTGATCAAATTCAAATTATAAATGCCGGCCTTGGGTATTCTGAGGCCCCAACAATATCCATCAGCTCGCCTTCTATTATTGGTATTGGCACATATATACCAAATGAAACGGTTATCGGCGGAATTACATCAAATACGGCAATCGTCAAGACCTGGAATCGCATAACCAACATTCTTGAAGTATCCAATCTTTCTGGTAGTTTTGCTCCTGGTGAGATCATTACTGGCACTGCATCTGGGGCAACTTACAGTGTCGAATATATCGGAACCATACCAGTTGGGATCGGAACTACAAATACATCATTTGTGCCGGTTGATGGACAAAATTCCAGAGATCCATTTGCCCAGAATTATGAGTTCCAAACCGAGGCAAATAAAATTATTGATTTTAGCCAATCAAATCCATTCGGTAATCCATAATGTTCGGATACTTTTACGAAGAAATATTTAGAAAAACAGTAACTGCATTCGGGACATTGTTTAATGAAATTTACATTAAACACAAGAATGATGATGGAGAAATAGTATCTTCAACTAGGATTCCATTGGCATATGGTCCCACACAGAAATTCTTGGCTCGTCTACAGGAAGTACCCGACCTGAACAAACCAGTTCAGATTGTGCTGCCAAGAATGTCATTTCAATTAATTGGTATTTCTTATGATGCATCCAGAAAAACCAATACGACACAGCAATTCAGGAGCTGCCCTACAGAACAATCTCCATCTATGAAGGGATATCTCCCGGTTCCATATAATTTGAATTTTGAGTTGGCTATTATGACAAAATTAAATGATGATATGCTCCAGATTATTGAGCAGATATTACCATATTTTCAACCGGATTTTAAACTATCTATCATTCTGGTAGATAAAATCAAAGAAAAGCGAGATATTCCAATTGTTCTTGATAATATCTCAATGACAGATAATTATGAAGGAGATTTTACAGAAAGAAGAGCCCTAATATACACTCTTAAATTTACGGCAAAAACATATATCTTTGGGCCAATTTCACCGACTTATACTTATGGGTCGATTCGGACCATACTCATGGCCCCAATTCTTCCCAATTCTACAACGATTGTAGTTGAGGATGCAAGTAAAATCAAGGAAAATAGTACCGTCAAGATCAATAATGAAGAAGTATTAGTAACAAATAAAACGGACAATACGCTAACAGTAACTCGCGGCCAGAATGGAACCACACCAGCTGCAGCAAATGCCGGAACAAATGTAGATATTCGTAGAAACGATATTATTGAACGGGTGACATTGAATTATATTGCCGGAGATACAAAAGACAAGGCAAATAATGATCTTACATATTCTGTTACGGCCAGAGCCATAAAAAATTATACAGGAATCATAACGACCAACATAAATAAAGATATCAATTCAACAGATAGACTAATATCTGTTACAGATGCCTCGTCGATTCCAGAAAATTCATATATTGACATTGATGGTGAAGAAATTTATGTTGATTTCAAAGAAGGAAACACTCTAGTAGTAAAACGAGGCCAAGACAAAACGACTGCCCTATCTCATATCTCAGGATCATCAGTGAAGCGAATTACCACTAATGACAATAAACTTATATCTCCTGGTGACAACTTTGGATTCTTAGAAACTTTACAATAATATGCCCGAAAAATTTACGAGCCTGAATAAAACATTCAATACAACTCCGAGCCCAGCAGAAGAAGTTACATCTGTCGTCCCGGACGTAGTTGAAAATCCTAAAAAAATAGATACTACTCTGTCAAAGGAAATTGAGAGTGATTACAAGTACACGAGAAAAAATCTCTATGCCATTATAGAGAGTGGCCAGGAGGCCCTTGAGTCTGCCCTAGAAGCTGCCATGGAGGCCAGTTCACCACGACACTATGAAGTGGTCAGTCAGCTGATTAAGAGCGTCTCAGACGCTTCTGACAAGCTTATGGAGCTACAGAAGAATATGGCCGAGTTAAGGAGAGATAAAGATTTAATTCCAGGGCCATCTACGGTTAATAATTCGGTTTTTTTCGGATCAACTACAGAATTAGCCAAGGCTATTAGAGAGTTAAATATCGGGAAGCAGAAAATTGAGAGAAAGAAAGTAGAAAAGAAAGAAGAAGAATAAATAATCATAAATGCTAAATAATGCAATCATAGAGTTAGAAAATAGATTATTTGAATTAGATAAACACACATATGATTCTATTGACTCATTGATGAGAAAAATCATGAGAAAATATGATGTAACGGCCAAAGAGCTTCATTTTGGTTTTGTCAAGAAAAACAAACAGACACCCGACGATTGGATCAAAAATCAAATGAAAAAATCAGAACCAAAAGAAGAGCTTTCTCTTGTACAAAAAATCATTGATGAGACTTGTGATTGTGAAAAAGAACCTAAAAATATGAGGGGACACAAGTCTCTGTCTAAACTGGCTCAAAAACATAATGTCTCTCCAAATTACCTAAAAAATCAACTTAAAATGGGTATGAAGGTTGAGATGGAGCATACGAAAAATCGTGACATGGCAACTGACATTGCTCTGCAGCATCTGGGCGAAATTCCAGATTATTATACAAGGCTTGCCCAAATGGAAAAACAAAAAAATGAAAGTGTTATGGTTTCTGATATGTTCGGCAATACAAAATATCAGTTTATTGATATTATTAGACCTGACCCAATGTTAGAAGAGAAAGAAAAGCGATATCCCAAAGGACGAAGAAAAGGAGATCCTTGCTGGAAGAACTATAAGCAAGTTGGAATGAAGATGAAAGGTGGCCGAGAAGTTCCAAATTGTGTTCCGGTTGAAGAGGAAACTCTACCAACCAGAAATGGACAAAATATGCTCATTACTGTTCAGTGGAGAAGTAATATTTATAC